TGCCGAAGTCGCTGAGCGAATGAATCAGCGTGCGCCGGCCGTTGTGCTCGGCCAACAACGCGAGGTGCATCGGGATTCCCTCGCGCCACTGTATCCACGCGATGTCGCCCGGCAATTCCTCGCCCGGCTGAATCTCGTTGAGGAACAGCCGCATGCCCTCCATCATCCGGCGCGGGCTCGGCACCCGGCCGTAGTGGCTGAACCTGCGCCAGTCTTCATCACTCACCGTCACCATGTCGCACGCCGCGCCAACGCCACGAATCAGGCCCACGCAATCCACGCCGGCACCGAGCAACGCGGCCTGGTGGTGAAACGGAGTCCCCAACCAGCGGCGGGCCTCGGTGATAATCCGTGCGCGATTGTCCATGCCTATCCTTTAGCGTCAGGTGATTGAAGAATGCTATCAGACCCAGGCACCATCGGGAATCCGCCGAAGTCCACCATGTCCGGGTTGAACAGAAGGTGATCTGCAGATGACTTGTCACAGCCAGGCGTTGCGTCGTAGGTGTCGCCGATGGCGATTGGCGAGAGCAGCGCCTCCCACAGAATGAACTGGCCCCCGGTAAAGTCCTTGATTTCCGACACTGCGCCAGCGTTCGGTCCGCCCGTCCACGTCAGCCGGCCGAGGTTGAAAAACCCGTCAGCTTCGGCGCGCGTGCTGTCGGTGAATATCCGGCGTGTGGCGGTTGTCGATGCGTTGGGTATGGCCGTACCTGTGACGCTACCCGATACCGTCAGGGCCACCAGATCAACAGGGCATCGCGGATCCACCGAGCTGCCGAATCCGTACCGGCATCCTGGCGTGTACGTCTCCAGCAGTGCGCGCTGTGCGAGTTGCGCGCCCGGCGTCAGGATCTCTTGGTTGAAGCTCGTTTCACCGTGGCCGTTTGTGCCGACCACGCCGCCCATCAGCCGGAATGGGATCTCTCCACCTGAGTTGTCCCACGGCACCATCCAGACCTCAATGCTCGCACCGTCGAACAATCCGTTATAAAGGTCGGCCTCGCTCACGCCGCTGTCGGACAAGATGCCGTTGAGTTCCATGTTGCCGGTCGCGCCGACAACGGTTGAAAGTTCGACAGCAGATGCCAGCATGCTGTTGCACGGGAGGTGCTCAATGCCCCGGAACGTCAGCGGCCGATCCATCGAGGTGAACGCGAACACAAGCCCATCCGTCCGCGTGATCGTCCACGTCTGCGCCCAGCGCGTCAAGCAGTTGACCTGATCGGCGAGCACCAGCGCTGCGACTTGGGTTATCCGTGTGCCGGCTTCGAATTCTGCCAGGGCCAGCATGGCGGCCTGAGTCATGCGCACGCCGTCAGCGGCATCTGGCAGTACCGACAGCACCAGCGCGCACGCCTGAGTAATCCTGGCATCCGCTTCCGGCGCGTCCAGCACCAGCATGGCGGCCTGAGTCATGCGGGCTTCGGGTGATACCGGGAAAACAGCATCGTCACCATCCGTGCCTACTGCTACAGCGTCGTAATCTCGCGTTCCGCTTGTGGCGGCATTGCCAACACCAAACCAACCGGCGCCGCCGATAGTTGCGTCCGATTGCTCGACAGTCCAGTCTGATGGCTCTTGCTCATGTTCGCCGGCCCATATCTTGGCCTTGATATCAGATCCATTGACACGCATCCGCAACCAATACCATTCGTTAGAATTTATAGTTGGGACTGTGACTGCGGAGCCAATAGTAGATAACGCACCGGCATTGAGCAACGAAATCTGAACGCTGACACTTGAAGTATTTCGGAATATATAAGCGCTTTCTGTACCCGCAGCACCAAAGGCGCGAGCTACCAACCAGAATTGATCTGGATTGCCAGTCGTTGATCGCCAACGAACAAGTAATTCAGTGTTGGTATCGCTGCCGCTCGCTGGTGTATCCCAAGACAATAAGCGTCGCGCAGTAGTTGTGCGGGTATGTTCTAGATGCTTGCCGCGAATATCGTCGGTAGCATCCTCCTGCACGGCCCACGTCTCGCCAGTCGTGACCCATCGCGACGTCCAGTCGCTTGGCTGGACGCCGGTCGTGTATCCCTCGAAATATGTATAATCCTGCGCCATGGTCAGGCCGTCCGGTCGGCTTTAATCAAAAGCGCGTCAACCTCGGATGGTGTAAATGGGGCGGCGCTGTCCGGGTCCGTCTCGAAAACATCTTGGCGGTAGGTATAGATTTCCGTCATCGGCTGATCTGTGCCGGCTGTTTCGGATGCGCCCGAGATAACCGACATCTGCACGTTTGCTGCGCCCGCCTCGGTTTTGCGGGACATGTTGACCAGCACCACACCGCTGATTGCGCTGACGCCGGCCGGTAGATCTTCCATGCCAAACTCGGAAATAACTGTTGGCGAACCCGGCACGCCGGCAGATATGTATGTAGTATCGCCGTCCGGGGTAGCTTGGTCGATTGCGTCAAATCCGTTGGCAGCGCCAACGACAGTCCAGTCCGCTTGGATCGTGTCGGCGTTCGGGAACAGAGTTAGTACGCGCCTATCTCCGAGGAACGTGTTATTAAAGCTGCCTGTATCGTCGTAACAGAAAATGTCATCCAAATCACCGACCACGTTAGGCGCACTCGCTGTTGCGTTCGGCCCCATCGGGAATGCCACCTGTGAGCACTCAACCAGTGCCGAAGCAACAGTATCAACCCCAGTCAGGCTCAGCACTGTGACGCCATTGACTCGCACTTCCACAGTCCCGACTGTCTGGCTGAAAAATACAACCGCCTCGACGTGCTGGTATGCCTCAGCGGTAATCGCTGGGGCTGCGCTGGTGCCCAGTATCGTGCCATTTGCCGCGCCGCGCATTGCGCTAATGGTGCCGGTAGACTGCACGACAATAGACACTTGGATCGCGTTTGCGGCATCCCTGAAATCGTACAATGTATACGAGTTGTTAACTATCGGCAGATTGGACAAATACCACGCGCCACCCATTCCGACAGTTGTTTTTGCGCCGCCCAATACCCTGCGAACCCTGCGCGCGGTTGAGACGTTAGCATTGAAATTCAGGACATAAGCCCCTGTGCGCGGGTTGACCGTGGATAACGAGTAGCCGCTACTGACCTCGGCGTAAACACCTTCGGTCAGGTTCGCCATGATTCCGTAATGATCCCAGCCGTCACACCAGAGCAAAGCCATAAATCACCCAATCAATCACACGGCCGAACTTCGACAAACGTCAGGTCTGCGAATCCGCCAAGGCCAAAGGTTTGAACGACTCCATCAAACGAGTCATCCGCTTCAAAACGCACTTCAACATCGAATAAAAAACCGGCCCGGACAATCTGCCCAGGGCTCGGCGCGTAACTGGTGGTGATGATCCCGGTCAGCCGGTCGACGGTGTAGGTCATCGGTGTGCCCAGGGTCAGCGGATCAACGCCGGCGACGGTGACGACAACGGTCGCGACTACCGGGCGATTGATGATCCGCGTGTAAGTCTGGCCGCCGCGGTTGTAGGTCTTTTGCAGTTGGAATTCCAGCGAGAACCCGTCACCAGTGCCGCACACCTGATCTAGCCCGGTGATCGCTGGCGCAGTGTTCGGGAACTGAAGCGCGATGCTGGCGAAGTCCAAAGGATCGCGGAACGGGAACGTGTGCACCGGCCCCCTCATGACCATCCAGTGATCGTGGATAGCCTCGAAAATCTCGTGGCTGCGCACGGCCTCTGGCAGGCTGTACCGGTGTAGCGGGTGCTCCCATCGCTGGTTCACGCGCTCAGCGCCACTGTCCACCACGGTGATGGATGTAGACCAGCGCGGGCTTGAGAGTACCGGGTATCCCGGGACGCATGGGTCAACGTAGACATCGACAAACCGCGTCATTAGCTGACCCCCCTTCTGACTGCGGAACCGACCTGCCGGCGAGATGCCCGGAACGAATTAGCGTCAGGCGTGTTGATGGTCATATTTACCTGAGTACCGCCGCGCTCGTTGCCGCCGCGCGAGTTCATGGCCATCATGCCGGCCTGGATCTGTGCCAGGGTTGCGTCGAGCTTGGCGCTTGTCTCGGCCGTGGTCACGCGCTCGCCTTTCTCCAACAGCCAGGTGCCGGTCTGCGGGATGGAGTCAATGCCGTCGTGCGCCATGCCGGCCATGGCCAGTCCCTGCACTGCGGCAGCCATCGGGACCGTGACCGCGAGAGCGGCGGCCATTGCGGCAGGCGCGGCGGCTGGACCGACAATCGGGATCGCCGCCGTGCTGGAAAATGCGTTGATGCCGGCGCTGATCGCCGACGCGCTGGCGTTCGACCCAAGCGCCGATGCGCCGGCCTGTTGAGTTGTTTTGCCGACCAGCAGTTGCACGGCCTGATACGCCAGCCACTGCGCGGCCATCTGGCCCAAGGCGTTGACGACAGATCGCGCCATGGACTCGGCCATGTTTGCGATTGAGCCTTCAAGCGTGTCCGCGTCGAAGATCATGGCTTCGAATGCGTCACCGAACTTGCTGCTGAAATTATCGATAACGCTCTCGGCGAGTTCATCAAACGAGCCTAGGGACTTTTCAGCGGCAATCAGGTACTTTTCCCAGAACGTGCCGTTGATCGCCAGCAGGTCTTCGTTGTTTTTTTCCTCCAACTTGCGCAGCAGATCGGCCTGGGCCTGGCCGGTGATCAGCGTATTGTCGAGAATGATTTGACGGCGCCGCGCGTAGGACTGGCGGACGCTTTCCTCTTCGGTCATCAGCGAGTCGAGAATGCTGACGGCCTCGAGATTGATATTCTCCCGCGCGTCGTTCATCTCCTTGATTGCTTCGGTCTGCTCGTTGAATGCGGACACAGTGTCGAGCGCAGCCTTGGCCATCATCAATTGCGATTCGGTCGCGCCGTCCAGCTTGAGCTTGAGCAGGGTCACGGCATCGGAGGACATGCCAAGCGTTGCGGCCTGGAATTGCAGCGCCGCGATTTGGTCGGCGATTGCCTTGGCGGTACGGTCTGCCGCTTTCTTCTTCGCGTCCTCAGCATCGACAAACGCGGCGCCGCCTTCTTTCGCGGCCTTGCGGGCATCGACTGCGGCAGCGGCAGCGGCCTCGCCAGCCTTCTGGGCGCGCAGGTAGAACTGCTCGAAACGTGTGCCGGCCAGCGGCTCGTCGAGCGCGTCTCCGATCTTGTCGGCAGCCTGCTGGGCGATTGAGTAATGGGTTTCGGCAACGGTCTGATAGCGCTTGGCCTGGGCCGCAAACCCGGCGCCGCCAAGGAAGTCTGGCAGGATCGACAGCGCATTGGCGACAATGCCTGATAGATTGTTTATATCTGCAACGGCTGTTGCATAAACTCCAACTATCGTATTGGCGACCAGGGTAAACATTCGGCCTACGCCAGCACCTACGTCAAGCACAACGGCCAAGGCGCCTACGATGTCGCGGGTCGTGTCGCGGACTACGGTCCCGAGCCCGCCAGCCTCTTCGGCAGAGCGCAAGAACTCGTCGCCAATCTCACGCAACACAGGCGCAAGCTCGACCGTCAGCTGTTTGGCAATGCCGTCGCTCAGCATCCCGAACGTCGACATGGCGTCGTTGGCTTGCTCGACCTTGGCCGCATCGATGTCGGACAGGTTGAGTCCGAAGATTTCAACCTGCCGCGCAGCCTCGGCGATTGTGTCCGGGTCGAGCTGTTGAATTGCAGCGGCATTCTTGGCGCCGAAGATGTCAGCGGCGACGGCGGCGCGCTCTGACGCCTGGACATTGGTACGCAGTGCCGTGTTGATCTTCGAGATGCGCTGATCAAGCGGAACGTCTGCCAGCGCCTGCGCGCTCAGGCCAAGCCGGGCGAACGCCTCGACCTGTAGTTGTGATCCCTGGATGCCTCGACCAATATTGATGTTGAGTTGCCGGCTGGCCGCGTTGATTTTCTCAATGCCAAGCCCGCCAAGTTCGCCCGCGCGCTTGAGGTTGGACATGCTGGTGTAGGTCGTGTCCAGCATCTGCGCAGCTTTGGCTTGCTGGTCGATCAGTTCGCGCTGCTTGTTGACGATCAGGGTAATCGCGGCGACGCCAGCAATCGCGCCGGCAGCCAGGCCGATACCGATGGCCTTGCCGTATTTGGCAATTTCAGCAGATGTTTTCTTGGCGTGCCGGCCAGCCTTGTCGAGCGGGCCGGTGAACGATCCGACGCGAGCCACGAGATCCAAGGTAAGCTGCCCGAGCGACTTTGTTGCCATCAGGTCCAAGTCTCCATAGCTTCTTCCAGGGTCGGGGCCGGCTCGTCTTCGTGCGCCATGAAATCGTAAATCTTGTATCCGCCGTTCTTCGACTTCGAGTTGGCGTAGATCGTGGCCAGTAGTGCAGACCCGCGCTCGACGCGCATACCCAAATTCAGCGATCCGCGCAAGTGGCGGTATTTAACCCACATCCCGAACTCTGCGTAACTGAGCTGGCGCTTGGCTTCGGCTATGGTGCGGCCACCGATGCCGTGCATGACCAACTCGCACCAGACCTCATCCTCGAGCGTCAGCTCTTCCGCTTTCCCCCGAGCCCATTGACCTCCGCAATCACGGCGAGCAGGGCCATGGTCAGATCACCATCGAGCGGGCCACGGTCAGGATCAGCCTCGCCAGTGATGTCGCCAGGGGCGAATACGGCCTTGCCCTCGGCGTCACAGATGCAAGCGGCAATCCTGCCGGCAACCGGGTCGGTCTTGGAGTGCGCGGACGTGAGGTCGCTCACTGTGCTGATGTAGGACAGCGGGCGAACGAACACGGTAGCCGCGAATTCTTCGTCGCCCTTGTGCCAGGTGATTTCCTTTTCGACCGGGGCGCCGGTAAAGGCGCCCATCACTTTGAGGCTGTCAATGCTCAGTTGCATGGGTTACACCTTCGGAACCCAGGCCGATCCGCCCGAGCGCTGGATGGAGACGGTCGAGGTCACGACAGTGTTTTGAGCGAAGTCGAACGGGAAGTCTGCGACGTAGCCCTGGAAGGTGAACCACGTCCGGGTAGCCGGCAGGACGAAATCGCCCGAGGTGTCTACGGTCGGCGCGGCAGTGCCATCAGACCAGCCCACCGCCCACTTGATAAAGTCGACGGTGTCGTCTTCCGACAGTTCGTGCAGGCGGATGTGACTGGCGAAGGAAGGGTCGGCGTTGAGGCCGATGGTCGCCTGACCGGGCGTGCGCAATCCCCGCATGTAAGCGCGGACGGCATCCTCGAGGCAGGTGGTTTCGATCTGGTCGGCAGGGGCGCCGCCCGGGGTGAACGTGGTGGCACATTCGACCGTGACAAGCGAATCATCAGCAGGGTCGATGAAATAAATCTGCGTGCCCTGTGCGAGCTTCGCCATGGTGTAGCCTCCTCAACGGGAATGTGTCGCCATCTCGGCGAGAAATGCGTGCTTTAGGGGCGCTTCACAGCGGGCCTTGGCACGACTTTACGGGCTGAGTATAACAGCCATTTAGCGGGGTACAAACCACGTTACGTCAAAGCTCGACCGATAGTGCAGGGTATCCGGGACTTTCGACTCGCCGCGCCATGCGACGATGTGCGCCTTTGTTTCGATGGCGTCACGGATGGCCTCGGCCACGTTGCGCGCACTGGTCGCGGTTGTGGCGTAGCAATCCACTTGCAGCGTGAAGCTGTCCATGTCCGGCACGCGGTCGATGTAGTTTTCTGGCAGGCCGGTGATGGTCTGCCAGGTGACGTAGGGCAGGGCCACTGCCTGCGGAGCGTCCCCAAAAGGGTAAAGTCGTACCGGGCTCGTACCGATCAGGGTTGTGACTGCCGGGACGATTGAGCACACTGCATAGATAGGCGGAAACATCAAACCCCCTGGGCTGCTTTCTTCTTGGCGCGTTTGATCGCGGAATCGATAGCCTTTTCGTATGCCGTGACAAAAGCGCTTGTGGCGGCGGCGATGTTGTTGGCCAGGGCGCTGCGCATGAATGGCTGTGCGGCCATGAACTTCGTGCCGAACTCGAGCAGGCGCCAGTGAGGCGTTGGCCCATTCGCGCCGGGGTCCGGGTTGCCCTTCGTGCGGATCACTGCGCCATGTTGCACGCCGACGCGAAAACCAAGATCACCAGTGCGCTTGAATAGGCGACCGTTCCAGCGTAGCCCGATGTTGGCCGCGATACTGCGCCCCGTCTCGGGGTCGTCGATCCGTGCCGCGCCTTCTTTCGCTTTGTCGGCGATGAACTTCGCAGCCTTGCGCAGAGCCGACCTGCCGCCTTTGCGCTTAACGTCCTGCGTTACGGAGTCGAGCTTGCCAAGGAGGGACTCGAGCCCCTCAATTTTGAACTCTACGGAGTCAGCCAACCTGCACCACCTCGACCTTTCCGCGAAGCCTGCGCGTATAAATTTCGTCGCTGTTCTTTTTTATGCGGACTGGGAAAGGCACGAAAAATACAATCCCTTTTTTTGTATCAGCATAAACAGCCCGGTCTACCATAACCCCGTTCACGAACACGTCGCGTAGTCCGCGGCCATCGTCAGTCCGGTGGATGTGGTCGCTATTCATTGGTAACCCGCTCGAACGCCAGCCACGTTCCATCGACGTGCGTGATTGCTTTGCCGGCCTTGCACATATCGTTCAGGGTTTCAGTGACCTGCACCGCGGCCAGGCAGTTGTCGTCGTGGAAAATGATTATGCCGCCAGGACGAACCAACGCCTTAGCCAGGGCGTAATCGTTCAGCACGCCATCGCGCGAGTGGTCGGCGTCGATGAACACGGCGTCACACTCCGGCAGATCGTCTGCGGTCAAATCGAATGAGCCGCGCGGCTTGACGATCAACTCGAATCGATCATCACCCAAGGCCAGTTCGCCGGGAATCGCCGGAACCTCTTTGCGCTGGCACTGCATCTGAGTGACGTAATCGGTCGTCACGTCGATGCCGACATAGCGCTCAATGGTCAGGATGTTGCGCAGGGCGGCCACGACATTACGGCCGGTGTTGACACCGAACTCGATGATCACCTTCGGGCTGACGGACTCATACAGGCACAGCAGCCTGTCCAGTTCGCCCGGGTTGAAATACCGCGTCGGCAATCCAGCGGTGTCGTACTGGCGCGGCTTGAGGGTGACGGATGCGCGATTTCGTGTAATTGCCATGTGTGCCTCAGAGCAGTGATCGGATTATTGCAACAGGGTCTTCAGGCTGTTTCGCTTGTTTCGGCTGCGGCTTTTGATCCGGCCGCGCCCAAGGAATGCCGAACGCATCGCCTGCTTGGCCCCTGGTATCAATCGCAACAATGGCCGTCTTGCAGCCAAGACTGGCGGCCGGTATCGCTGAATGCAGCCGGCATGAAACCACGGTATCTGCTTGGGCGAAAAGCGCCAGGATTTCCAATGGCTTAAATACCAGTTCGGCATCCACGCCGATTTTCCGGCAATGCTCGTGGTCGTGGCTCGATGTGGCCACTATACGCCAATCCAGATGGGCACGGATAACAGGCGTTGCCTGCTGGACATTTTGCGCTATCAGGATCTTGTCGGTGCCGCCTATCCGCTTGACGCCGTATTCCTCCGCCGCCCACCAGCTCGAGCACGGCAGCTGCACTGAATTCAGGCCGGCCAGTTCGTTGGCGCGCTGGGCCCGGTCGTCTCGAGTGATGATCGCGTCGAACCGCTGAAGCCGATCCATGATTCTGCGGTTGCGCTGATTTGACAGGATGTGCTGTGCATCGCGACCAGCATCATTGCCATGGGCAAGCCCAGCACCCTGCCAGGCGTCGACCAGACGGCAGCCGCTGGCGATCATCTGATCCATGACGCCCGAGTACAACCACTCGTGGCCGCCGCCGTCGTAGCGCGGGTTTCCTGCCAGCACCAGCACATCACATGATCCCGCGCGTGCTCGCTCCTCGACGCTCCATGGCCGCATCATCGGCAACGACACAAACTCAGCACCAGGGTATGCGCGCCGAAAAAGATGGCGCAGGCCAGCATTGATCATGTGCCAGCCTGGGTTTCCCCTGTCGGAATGATTGACAGGCTCAACGATCCCGAATTTCATTCCATGCCCTGCGTGAATTTCTGGATGGCGGCATTGGCCGCGGACATGTCAATGCGCTTGTCGCACGCGTGCGTCTTACTGAGGCACTCGCATGGGGTCTTGGGCTGAATGAACAGGTCTGAGCTGTTGCCGTGGTCGTACATCCTGGCGGATTCGTGGCCGCCGAACACGGCAACCATCGGAACGCTCAACGCCTGGGACAGCACCAGCATAAACCCAGGCGAGCACCATGTCAGATCCGCAAGGCTGACCATCCCGGCCAGCGTCTCGAAATCCAGCTCTCCATTGTGGTATTCCAGATCGGCGCCGACTGGCTTGGAAACCGCCCATTCCTTACCCTGCGCCAGATCGGCAACGCTGACGATGAAAAATCGGTCGCGGATCGAGCCAAGCAGCTCGACATAAGCGGCAGCATCTGGGTTGCGCTGGTCGCAGCCGTTCCACTCGGTACGGCTCACCAATGGCCGGTAAACCATCAGAGGCTTATCAAGTTCTGCCGGCAATAGCGCGGCGGCCTTGGCGCGCCATGATTCTGGGATCGGCAAGGCGAAGTCGCCGACCTGCACGCCGCTGTTATGGCACATCGCCGCGAGGAACCCTCCGCGGCTGATTATGTCGTCGTGCTTGTACCATATCTTGTGCGGCTCAGATACACGCGGGGCCTTGGCGCGATTAAACTTGCCGGCCTCCCTCGCTATATTCTTTGTCTGCGTGCGCAGGCTGCTTACCCTGGTTGTGAGGTGCAGCCTCGGCCCGACCATGTCATGGAATACGCCCGGCCATGGGGTCTGCAACCAAACCTCTTCACGCTCCATGATTTGGCGCACAACTGCACGCTGGTGGATTGTGTCGCCGAGGCCAAGCATTCCTTGAATCAGCATATATCCGCCTTGCTATTGCCCGTCAGTCAAGCCGTCGATGCAGCGGAGGCGCCATTCTTTGCGCCCGGTTACGTCAGCCTCAATGCTCTGGATGTTGTAGACGCGGCCATCCCACAGGATGCGCCAGGTCGGTAGCAGGCCAGGGAACCAGCGCAGATTGATTCGCGCGGATGTTTCGGCCTGGGTCGTGCCGGATTCGCGGAACTCGCGGCCTGGTCCAGTCAGGACTTCGGCAGGAACTTCGTCCAGTTCGGTATCGGAGTCGAGGAAAACATTCTGCCAGGTGTGCGTTTCTTCGCCGGTGACAGGATCTTGAGCCGTGACTTGCTCTTGGATGGCGACGCGGTGTCGCAGGCGCTGGGTCAGCATTAGACGCCCATCTGTGTGCGGTACGGTTGCAGCTTGACCTCGGCAGCGCGGCGGAGCGTCTCGATGTCGCCAGGCGCGGCCTCATAGTCGATCTTGACCAGAATCACCACGGCGGTGAACACAGACGGCGCGATAGGGTCTTCGCTCGACGGAATGTCTTCGCTGCTCGACTCTTCCGGATAGTCCAGCGGCAGGGTCGGGAGTTGCGTGCGGTTGAGAAAGCGAAGGGCTTCGTCTTCTGCGGAGTCCAGCAGGTTCTGCAATAGCGCATCGTCCGCCGTGTGGATGACGCGGAGCGCTGCTTTGACATCCGCCAGGGCGATTACGCTCACAACAGCACCTCTTCCAGTGGTTGGCGCGGGAACATCCCGAGCGCGGTTTGCCTGCTGCAATTGATGATCTCGACGTTGCGCAGATCATCGGCCAATTTCTGGAACTGCCGGGGCCACTTCGGCATAGACCCTGCGTTGCCCAGTCCTGCCGGGTGGTCGCCGTGCCAGTGCGGCTTGCCGTCGGTCTTGGCGCAGTCGTAGCCCAGCATGATTACCCGCCTTGCGCCCCACTTCGCAGCCAGGGCAATCGCTGCGGCGCCTGAGTTTCCATAGGCCGGCATCTTGACGTGTACCGCGTGCCGTAGCTTTTCCAGCTGTGAAACTCGCTCGCCTTTGAACTCGGTCAGCACTTCGCCCATGTACCGATCCCACCATGCCCGATCCATGGCATACAGCGCATCAGCCCATGGCGCCATCTTGAAGCTGGTGTTGACGACTATTACGCCTCGGGCTGCTTGCGCGGACGCCCACGCTTTGACGGATGCGCAGTCTTGATTTGTGAGGCTTGGGCCGCTGGCGATGCACACGACCTCTCGCCAGCGTCCGCAAAAGGGGCCTTCAGTTCCTCCGGGTCCGGCATCATGCGCGTTTCACGCACCAGCCCACCCCGCGACAATTCGTTGATATAGGCGTCTTCGCCTATGATCGTTTGACCTGGCTTGACCTGCTGCTTGATGTCCGAGCGCAGGAACCCGCGGTTAACTACTGCTGCTTTCATTAAACCCCCAGCTAGATCAGGTGCGTGCGCGTTGCCTGCTTCCTGATATTGTCCAGCGCCCACAGCGGTCGAAGGTTGCTTAATGCCCATGCCCGCTTAAATTCGATGTCATCCGCACTGGAAAACTTGAACGATGACAGCGGAACAATGTGGTCAATGTGCCATTCGCCGCGGTTATCCCATGTCATCCCTGGTAGGAATTGCCTTTCGATATGATAAATCAATTCGTCCAGCGTGTAATCGACAAATTCTTTCCAGCTTCGGCCGGCCTTGCCTCTACCCAGGTCTCGCCAGATCAGCGTTTTCATGCGCTGGGATATTGCGAATTTCGGACATGTCGCCGTCTTATTCCGAAACCATGCGTTTTGTATATCGCGCCGCCTTGGGTCTGACGTTCTCGCCCTAGAGCTTGCTCTGGCTGTTTCGGCAAGGGCTACCTTCTGACATGGATCGCACCTATGCTTTTTGATACCGTGCCGAACGAACACAGTGCCACAGCTTGAGCACTTGCATTCAGTACCTTTAATCTTGGCCACGCCGCGCGCCCTGCGCCTGCGCTCTGCCGTAACTCTCTGGCGTTCACTCCTTATCGTTGCCCTGCATTCCTCGCAGAAAACCTTAGCGTTGGTGCGGTACGGGACTTGTTTGCCGCATCCTGCAATGCATGGCGTAATCCGTGTATCATTGCCTGGCATCATCTGACTCCCTTTAGTCATATGGTGAAGAGGCCCGGCGGACTGCAATCCGACCGGGCCTCGTCATTTTACCACTCAGACGGCATTAAGTCGCGCCGCTGAGATTCCCATGCACGAATGCAAGCGGACGCTTCACGGCAAGGGCAAGCCTTTCCTCGAACATGATGCTGCACATATTCTTGATGAAGTCGTCTTCGTTCTCGGTGCTGATGAACATCGATGCCGTCATGCGGTCATAGATGGTCGCAGCAGTCGCGAACGCGCCCACCATGAACTCGCCAGCAGGCAGCGCGTCAGACTCGACAACCGGCAGGCCCCAGAGACGGGCAGGCGCACCAGTGGTAGCCATCGAGAACAGGTAGCGAAGCTCGCCATCCTTGAGCAGCTCGATTGCAGCCCAGTCGGCAGGGTTCATCACGATGCCAGTGGCGCCGTAGAACGACTGACGAACCTGCAAGATCGCGCGGCGAACCACGTCAACCTGCTGATCGCCGGACTGAGTAGCGGCCGGGTTATAGGCGGTCGCCTGCGGGATCAGACCCAACAGGTTGACGCCGGTGCCGTCGCCGGCCATGATCTGGTCTTCCTCGACCTGGCGCAGCATCTCGAATCCTTCGATGTTGATCTCGGCTTGGAGTCGCTTGAAGTCCTGCAGGACTTCCGAGGAGGTCTTGAAGTAGTGGGCGACTTTGCGTACCGCGGTTTCCTTGCGGTCGTAGGTCAGCTCAGACTTCGGCTTCAGCCCGGTTTCCGAAACCATGTCGGCGTTGTTGGTGCGGACGTTGGTCTGCACCCACTCGATCAGGTTGCTGTCAACCGGCACAGTCGGGATCAGGCTACGCAGCATGCGCGGGCGATACGGATCGCTCACCAGTTCCGGGTCGCGGAACGACCAGATGCCATCACCGGCAGACGCGGCGGCCGAAGTGATGTCCTTCAGCTCGAAAGCGCGGGACTGGCCCTTATGGCGCTGCTTGCCGGCGAACTCCTTCAGCGCGTCCGAGCCAACGAACAACTCGCCGAGGGTTTGCTTCGGCTCATCCTCGCCCTTGGTGCGGACAGACTTCTGCTCGACCGCGGCCAGGCGAGCTTCCAGTTCTTCGCCCTTCTTGCCCAGCTCCACGATCTCGGTCTTGGTCGATTCCAGAACCTGGCCGTGTTCTTTGATGTCGGTTTCGGTCTTGGCAATCGCCGTGGTCAGCTCTTGCGAGTGGCCCTTGAGCGCTTCGAGCACAACATCTTTAACGCTCGGCTCGCCTACCTCGCCGCGCTGCATCGACGTGCGAGGCGCGACATAGCCGGCCGGTGCACGCTCTGCGAGCATTGCGATGATAGCGATGGTTGCGGCGGACGCACCCAACGACACAGGGCTGACACCCATCAGCATCGGGATCGATGCGGCGAGTGCGATAGCCAACAGCACGAATGCTGCGGACAACTTGAACTTACCCATGATCTTTCTCCTATTCGCCCAAACGCGGGGCAGATTTGATAGCAGCCAGGATGGCCGCCAGTTCATCACTCGCCGTTGCGCCGGACTCACTCCGAAGCAGATGCGCAAGACCCTTGCCGGCGATGGCTGTGGCTTGCGATTTCGAAAAGCCTGCCTCGCGCAGGAACCTTTCAAATTCTTTCAGTGTCGGCATTTCGCCGGCAACTATAGCATTTTTCACGCTGTCAACTGTAGCCTCGGCGTTAGCGGGGAAGGTGACAATAGATCCTTCCCACAGCTTCAATTCTGTCAGCTTTCGCGTGCGATTCGCTTTGTCCAATTCGTCAGCGATGGTCTCGAATCCGATGGACATGCCGCTGATTACCTTGTGCTTCATCAGGGCGTGCGCTTCTTTGGCTCGCTGAACATCTGCGACCAGCAGCATCCCCTCGACGTACAAACCCTTTTCATCCTGCTGCATCAGCGTGTACGGGCCGATGGGCTCCGAGCTATGGTGCTGCCACAGAACGGGAGGCAGTCGGCCTTTCGCGGTCCACTCGGCCAGCGTCTTCGTGAACGCGCCAGGCATCACAATCTCTTGGTAGGAATCGACGTTATTGAAAACCGACAGATAGCCGGAGAACTCGCCGGTTTCCTGAACCTCTTTGACCTCAAGAGGAAACGTCTTGTATTCCATCTTCATTGCTCGCCCTCTTTGAGCCAGTGCATTAGCGCCGCACGGACGGCTTGCGATTCAACACCTGTTCCGAGTTGATCGAGTGGTATCAGGTTGGATTGTACCGTGTAAACGTCGCCACCGGGAATAGCAGGCAGGTTCTCGAGCATGGCCACGGTGCTCCGGTTTAGGTAGCCGTTTTGCAAAGCCGATGCGTAGAACGCGGTACGCCCGGCTATGTCGGCGCGTAGCAGTCCCTCTACTGAAAACTCGGCGTAGTACTTCATCTGCTCAACAGGGGTCAGCAGACTGCTCCAGATCGCTTGCTCAATGCGCTTGAGCCAGGGGCGGAGTCCGTACTGCAAAAACCAGAGGTTCAGCTGCTCGCTGGAACTGGCCCAGCTCGACGCTTTGTCGGTCGCGCCGATCATGGATGGCGGAACGCCAAACCAGCGGCAGACCTCCTCGATGCTGAACACGCGCGATTCCAGAAGCTGCGCATCGGTCGGATTGATGCCGATGGTCTCGGCCTTCATGCCGCCCTCGAGCACGGCCGGCTTGCCTGCGTTCATCGCGCCACTGATTGCGTCAACACTCAATCGGAAGTCGGCGCGCTGCTCGGGCTTCAGCACTCGGTCGATGGTGAATGCAACAGTCTGCGATAGGCCGTTCTTGAACGTGCCGTTGGCGGCAGAGTTGCCAGCCAGGGCAGAGCCAAACACCTCGACGCCGTACTTGATGACGGACATCCCGAAGCGACCATTGAGGCTGAAGCCAGGGACGTGGAAAATATCGTCCTCGGGAATGATCCGCTGCTTGCCGTCGATCTCGGTGTACCGGTATTCAATCTCGCCGTTGAGTTTGCGGCACCATGTCAGGCGCTCGGAACAGAGGAACTCAAGAGCGACGATCCGGCCGGCGCTGCGCTTTTTCTCTGCGAACCCGTTGCCGTGCAACAGGGCGTTGCCGATGATCGACTCCCAGAACATGACCGCGGTCATGTCGGCATTCGGTTTCGAGTGGATCAGCCGTGCGACCGGGAGGTTGTCGGCCAGGCGGCGGCTACCATCGGGGAGTCGTTCGTACAGCCCGACCGGCAGAGTGGCGATGGTCTGCGCCACCAGGCGAGTGCATGCCCATACCGATGACAGGGTAAGCGCCTTGTCCGAGCTGACGGTTATTCCGGCCTCGGACTCGCGCCCGTACCATTGCGCCCAGTGATCGGCGTCGGCGAACCCGAAACCCAGCCAATTCAAGATTGCCGATTTGATCTTGCCGGGCTTCTGGTCTTTGGTCTTCATCCGATTATCGGGGCCTTTATGAAGTCGGCAAAATCGCCATCGTCTGTACCTGCGGTCATGATGCCGACAGCCATCAGCAGCGCAGCCATGTCATCGATCTTGTCCGCTGAGCGCTTCTTGTCCGGCGCCATATTCAGGTTGACGTCGCGCCTGGCTACAACGTTGGACGCGCACCAGTTCAGGAAAGGGTCGCCACCGTGCGCTAGTTTACCCGCAATATACGCGTGTTCCAATGCCTGCATAGCAGGGTGGTAACTCTTCGGCCCCTGCACGAATTCTATCATGGGCATTTCAGATTCTATCAATCGATTTACCAGATCTGATGCGTTCCATTTATCGTACGCGATTTCTTGGATGTTGAAGCGGTCGCGCAGGTCCATCAGATCCGATTCAATGATGGCGTAGTCGGTGACGTTGCCCTCGGTCTGCTTGAGCAGGCCAGCCTCGACCCAGGCGGCATACGGCACGGTGCCGCGCTCAGTCCTGAATGCCACGGCGCTCTCGGGCGCCCAGCGCCAGCCGTAGGTATACAGCACGCCATCAACATTCCAGACCAGGCGGAACGCCGCAATGTCCGTGGTGCTCGCCAGGTCCAAGCCACCCCAGCATGGGTATTGCTCCAGCCAATCCAGATCGACAACGCCGCCACACGCTTGCCATTTGTTCAGGTCGATCCAGCCATCTGCGGTTGAGGCGGGGCGATTCAGTCGCTTGATGCGGAACTCGGCCAGCTTGCTGGGCATCTGCTTAGCTTCGATGGCCTCCTTTCTGATCGCCGTCAGCAGGTGCGGGTTGATGCTCATCAGCGGGTTGGCTTTGATCCAGCAGGACTCATCGAACTCGTTGTCGGCTTTGATGCCTGCGGCCTTGTCCTCTTCGTCAACGGCGTAGAACACCACCAGGAAGTGGTCGGCGGTCTGACCGAACACGCCGGACAAAAGGCGCTTGGAGAACATGCGGATCTCAGCCCATGGCCCAGGGTTGGTGTAACCCTCGGTTGTGGTGTACAGCCACAGCGGGTTGCCCCGTGCGCCGGCTGCGGATGTCAGGACGTTGAGGAGGTCGGCCGTCTTGTGTGCGTGGATCTCATCCAGGCCAACATGGGAAGGGTTGAGACCGTCCTGGGTTGATGCCTTGGCATGGACAGGCTTGAAGCTAGCGCCAGTCTGAAACCGGCTGATTGATTTTGCCCAGCACTCAAGGCCGAAGTGCTCACGCATATCTGGCGTTTTCTCGACCTGGCGTTTGGCGACGTTGAAGATGATCGATGCTTGCTGAAAAGTGGTCGCGGCGCTGATTACCTGGGCGCCTTCCTCTGGCTCGCAGCACAGGCAGTAGTTCAGGATGGCAGAGCTGAGCGTCGACTTGGCGTTCTTGCGGGCGACGGCGAACAGGGCGGAGGTGAATCGGCGCGGATGGAAGTCGCCCCACCCATCGATATGGACTGACGCGCGCTTGCGGAATCCGAACAGTTGCACGACGAAAAAAATATGCGACTCGTGCATTACGATGTTTGGCGTGTCCCACTTCCCCTCGACGTGCGGCAGCTTCTCGATGAAGTCGCATGCGTCCTGGGCGTGCCATGGGTCGAAGAGGAAGTCACAGTCTTTGCGCTTTGCGCGCTTGAGGTCGGAGAGAAATCGTTGTGATGCTTCGCGGATCAGGCGGCCATGCCGCTTCCTGCGCTTGTCGGCAATGGCTGCCTTTGCGTAATCGGTCGCAATGGATACAAAGTCACGCACCTTTTTTCCCGTTGTTCGCGAACTTGTTGCCCTTGTCCGCGTCGGCGCCAGCGGCCTTGACCTTGCCCTGGGCTACTGGAGTTAGGCCGAAATCGTTCGCGAGGTTGCGCAGGCAGCCAATCAGGCTGGCGGTAGGTGACTCGCCGGCAGCATAAAGTTGAACCACTTTCCCATGAAGGGCGCACATCTGCGCCAGTGGGCCGAGTGCGGCCTCGGTCAGCAGCTTGTTGGCCATGAGGATAGGGACCAATCGATCCCACTCTTTCACGGCGTGCGCGTTCGGCATCCAGTCAGGGGCGGATGGGCGATCGACCACAAGGGGCAGCTCGACCTCCGGCTCAACCGCACGATCAGGCCGCGCGGTTCCGGCGATGGCCTTCAATTGCGTTGGCTTGCGTGGGTTCGCCATATTCCTTTACCTTCTTAAAACCGTTTTAATCAACTGCCCGAGCTAAAAAAAGGG